TTTTGGAGGTATCCCCACTATCCACGCAATCGTCCAGGGTATCAAAGTGTATGACCCGCGCACGTCGGCAACCGCCACCCTGGCAAACAGCGCAAACCCGGCATTGTGTTTGCGGGATTATTTGACTAATGCCAGGTATGGCAAAGGCTTAACGTCAGCGGCAATTAATGACGCGTCATTTATAATTGCAGCCAACAAATGTGATGCCCTGGTTAGCCCTTATTCTGGTGCTGGAAACCAAAAAATCTTCCAATGTAATGGCATTATTGATACCAACAAAACGCTAATTAATAATGTTAAATCATTATTATCAGGTATGCGCGGCTTAATGCCGTATCAGCAGGGACAATATAGCCTAGTAATTGAAGATGAGGGAAACCCATCTTTTGCGTTTAATGAGTCGCATATTATCGGCGGTATTTCGATTCGATCAGAATCTAAGAAAACCAAATTCAACCGAATAATTGCCACTTTCCCGGACCCAAGTGCCAATTGGCAAATGAACCAAATCGAATACCCGGTGGCTGGTAGTACGGAAGAATCTGGGTATTTAGCACAAGATGGTGGCATTGAATTAAGCAAGAATATGGATTTGCCAACAACGACCAATATATATGCCGCCCAAGACATTGCAGAAATTGCGCTGAAACGATCGCGTGATGGTTTGTCGGTATCGTTTAAATCAACCAGCGAGGCTTTAAATGTTGCAGTTGGGGACATTGTTTCGGTGACACATTCGACCCCCGCATTTATTGCCAAACAATTCAGATGCCAACGATTAATTTTAAATTCAGATGGCACGGTTAATGTTTCGTTATTAGAACATCAAAACAACATTTACCCTTGGGCAAGCAAAACCGAGCAAGCCAGCAGCCCAGACACTAATTTACCCAACCCGTTTGTTGTCGCTTCACCTTTGCCGGACAACATAACCGAAGAGTTATACACCACCGTAAATTCTGTGGGCACTCGATCAAGGGCGACGTTTAATTGGAACGCGCCCCAGGATGCGTTTGTGGTTAATTACGAGGCCGAATATAAACTGACCGCATCGTCGGCTTATACATTCATTGGATTGACCAGCGCATTGAGCGCAAGCATTGATGATATTCCCGCTGGAACATACGATTTTAGAGTCAGAGCCATTAACGTATCGGGTGCAAAGTCTAGCTATGCTGATTTAAATAATAAAACTATATCAGGATTAACCGCCGTACCTGGTGACATTAATAACTTCTCCATTCGTGCCCTGGACGGTCAATGCCATTTAAGCTGGTCCCGCGTTTTAGACCTTGACGTGATAAATGGTGGTTATGTTCGTATTCGTCATAGTTCATTAGTCGCGAACTCAACCTGGGAAGATGGGCAAGACATTGGCGAGGCAATCGCTGGCAGTCAGACAGCAGCCGTTTTGCCATTATTGGCCGGCACATACATGGCCAAAGCCGTGGACGAAGGTGGGCGATTTAGCACTACCGCAAAAATTGCCGTGACAACGGTGCCCAATATTGTCGATTTCAATGCCGTTTTGACAACCACTGAAAACCCATCTTTTGGCGGCGTAAAAGATAATATGTTAGTCGCAAATAATATATTAAAACTAGATTTGGGACCGCGTTTTTTATTAACTGAGGCCAGCGATTTTTTGATTGCAGAGGATGGAAGAAAGTTAGCGCGAGAAGTTGGTGAGGCTGGCGTAATAGAATCAAGTGGCTCTTATTATTTTGCAAATTCCGTGGACCTTGGACAAACCTATACCAGCCGTTTAACTGCCAAATTAGCGTCGGCCGTTTCACTTGTTTCAGATTTGGTTGATTATCGCACCGCGAATATTGACACCTGGCAGAATTTCGACGGCGCAAGTTCAGACGCAATTACAGCGGTTTTGCAGCTTAGAACGACACAAAACAATCCGGCATCAAATCCAACCTGGACAGATTGGGCGCCCTTTTTGGTTGGCGATTATCATGCCAGGGGGTTTGAGTTTAGGGTAATTGTTACCAATACAGATTCAACCTATAACATCAATATAACGGCCCTGGCGGTGACAATAGATATGCCGGACCGGATTGAAAAAGAAAGCGATTTTTCAGTCGCGGCAAACAGTACAGCCGTTTCATTTGGCAGCAATTTTAAAGCGGTCCCCGTCATTGGCGTGACGATGAACGATTCAAACAGCGGTGATTACTTTAGGGTTACTAGCAAGGCTAGAACGGGCTTTACAGTTCAATGTTTTAACTCATCAAATAATGGAATCGTCAGATCAATAAATTGGCAAGCCGTCGGTTTTGGAAAAGAGGCAGCATAGTATGGCACAACACGATTATGACATAGCAAACGGGACCGGCGCAGCGGTCAGGACGGACATTAACAACGTCCTAGACGCAGTGGTCAGCAATAATAGCGGGAGCAATTCGCCTGGTACTACTTTTTCATATCAGCAGTGGGCAGATACAACCGCTGGTCTTTTAAAGATCAGAAACGGCGCAAACAATGCCTGGGTGACGGTGGGCACATTAGATGCTGCAAACCTGGGCCTGGCGAAATTAGCCAGCCCGGCCTTAACGGGCAATCCGACAGCTCCCACCCCATCCAATGGTGATAATGACACTTCCATTGCCACAACGGCCTTTGTTAAAACATTGGTAGATTCGGCAGTGGCAACAGCAGTAGGTAATTTGACCGATGCAATGATGCCACAGGGGTCAGTTTTGCAAGTCAAAACTTTTAGTTCAATTACGCCAGAACATACACAATCTACTTCTTATGTTGGTTCGTCCTTAACGGGTGCAATTACGCCTTCAAGTTCATCAAATAAAATATTAATAGTGGCTAATATTACAGTTCAAAATGCCGCTAACATCGCTGGAGGGCCAGTGAATATAACCGCATACAGGGGGGCAGGAGCAGGAGCGAATTTAAGTGGAACCAATCTTGCAACTTTTGCAAACTCACAACTTGGCCCATCATTTGGTGTATATGACCCAATTGGAGGTACAAACTCAGGCGGTGATCGTTGGGGTCAATTAAGCATTAATACTCTTGATTCACCGAACAGCAGTTCAGCCGTTAATTATACGATTGCATTTAGAAATCAATATTCAAATCGTAGAGCGTCAATTGGCGGAAATACATCGTTTCCAGCAATGTCAACAATGACACTAATGGAAATTAAGGGGTAATTTATGGCAGACGTAAAGATTAGCGAATTACCAGCATTAACGTCGATTAGCGGTGCGGATGAATTTGTTGTTAATGATGGTGGCACAACAAAAAAGATTACATCGACAAATTTGCTAGGCGGTTTTGTCACTAAAACAGGGACAAATGGGGCGGCAAATATACCTACGGGAACCACTGCGCAGCGACCTTCTGCGGCAGTTGGTTTATTACGCCATAACTCTACTCTAAACCAGTTTGAAGGATATAACGATGGGGCGTGGGGCGCGATTGGTGGTGGAGGTAGCAGTCTAGGTGAAGGATCAATAATACGCACCAACGCCAAGGTAATAGCCGAAAACATCACTTTTGCAGGCAACGAAAACGGCAGTACCGTGGGGCCTGTGACTGTAAATAATAATTTCACAGTAACCGTGACGAACGGATCGACCTGGATAATTCTTTAAGGAACGACTATGCCAATTACTATTAAAAACAGCGCAGGCGGTGGAGTTACTTTAGATTCCTCAACGTCATCAAACGAAACGATAAATTTAAATAACCCAGTGTTTACAGGCAACGTGGGTGTTGGTGTAACGCCAGAGAGTTGGCTAAGTACCTACCCAGCAATGCAAATTGGCGCAGCAGGGTGCGTCATCGGCTCAAATGATAACAGTTTTGTTTCGCTTAACGGCAACGCATACGTCGATTCAGTCAATTCTAGATGGGAATATGTTAATTCTGACTACGCGTCCCAATACCAACAATATGATGGGCAGCATAATTGGAGAGTAGCCCCAAGCGGTACAGCAGACGCACCGATTAGCTGGATTGATGCTATGACTATTAATAATGCTGGCATAGTAACCAAGCCTTTGCAGCCAGCGTTTCAAGCATCGGCAACAGGCCATGCCAACGTCCCAATTTCAACGTGGCATGAAATGGCCTTGACTGAAATATTTGACACCAACTCAGACTTTGACGCTTCAAATAATAAATTTATTGCGCCTGTGACGGGCAAATATCAACTTCAAATAAATGTTCGTGTAGATAATTTTCAGGAAGCTACTGTTTATATGTATGTAAAAATACAAACGTCTAATAGACAGATTTACTTTCTTACTTCAGGAAACCAAATGGATTCAAATATGCTTTATATGAATATGGGTGGGAGTGTAATTACAGATATGGATGCTAACGACGAATCAAAAATCCAATACTTTATTCATGGCGGTGCGGCAGTTGCCGACATAAATGCAGAGACAAGATTTTCAGGATTTTTAGCTTGCTAACGGGCGAAATAACCCACCATAAACGAGGAAATACTAATGGCAACATTAACAATCACAGTAGAAGTTACCGACACAGAACAAGCGGTGATGCTCAACGATTTACTCAGCATTAACGATTGGGTACAAAGTGCAGTCACAGGCAAGAAGAACAATTGCTGGAAACGTATGCAGCAAGAGTGGACAACTAAGTTGATGAATGACGCTAGTTTTACAGACAGCATCCCAAGCAACCAAGCAGACTTTGTGACTCTGGTTACAGCCCGTGAAGACTACAGCACTCGCACAGAACGTGACGCAGCAGCAGCAAGCCCAGAATAGGAGAGTGAATAATGGCTTCTAAAATAAAAGTAGATACGCTTGAGACAGCAAACGGGTCAGGCACGATAGCGTTATCTAATCAGTTAAGCGGTATGACAAGTGCTAGTGTACCCAGTGGTTCAGTGATTCAAGTGATTCATGTAAATTATGGCACAGGTACAGTATCAACATCAGACACTATGGTTGATACTGGAATAACTGCTGCTATAACACCTATTTCAGCAAGTTCTAAAATTCTAGTTACGATTCACGCTTCTGACCCATATAAATCAGCTACTGGAACAACGAGTGCTATAAATATGCGCATTGTAAGAGGCTCAACTCAAATACACGCTTTTGCTAATGCTAACTTATTTACGGGTACAGCTATGCAAAACAACGGCGTACCAATGTCAGCTACCTACCTTGACTCACCAAGTACAACAAACTCCACAACTTACAAAGTACAGTTTAAAAGATATGCAGCTACAGGGCAAATAGGTATAAACGTAAGTTCTGGAGTGTCTACAATAACCCTAATGGAAATCAAAGGATAACTCACATGACCGATACAGTCGCAGCATTGCAAGCACTAACTCCAGCAGCTCAATGGGTCTTACGGGGAGACGAATTGACATGGCTTGACGAAGTACAAACACAACCAACAGACGCAGCAATCGCAGCTAAGATTGTTGAATTGCAAAGCCAGTATGACGCAGCAGCATACGCCCGAAGCCGCCAAGAAGCCTACCCGTCTATCCAAGATTGCATCCATGCCTTGTTGGATGGTGGTGATACCTTGACTGACTTACAGACTTTGCGTACAGCAGTGAAATCAGCCAATCCAAAGCCATAGGAGTAGATTATGACAACTACTATTACAGGTGTTAATGGCATTGATAACATTAGAGCAGCTACGGGTGCTGTGTTGCAGGTTATTAACGCTACCACGAGTACACAAGTACAGAACTCAACCACTACTTATGCAGATACGGGATTAACAGCCACAATTACCCCATCATCCACATCTAGTAAAATACTTGTCGTTGTGGCGCAAAATGGTGGCTTCAAAAATAACTCGAACGTCGATAATGGTATAGATGCAATATTATTAAGAGGTGCTACTAATATAAATCATTTTGCACGATACGCGGGATGGTCATACGCAACTAGTTACTATTATCTCGAAACACTAGGAACCACATACCTAGACTCTCCATCAACAACTTCTGCCACAGTATATAAAACACAGTTTAAAAATACGGCAGCAGCGTCACATGTGGGTATTCAAAGGAATAGTATAACCTCAACAATAACCCTAATGGAGATTGCAGGATGAGCAAGGCAAAAATGGCGATATTTTAATGTGGTCCAGTGTAGGTGAAATTTACCCGGTAATGATTCAACCCGCCCCGGTGGGCCAGGTCAGAATTGTTGAACCTACCACCGACCAGGGGCAAAATAATGAGCGATTTGCAGTCAGGAAAATAAACGGGGTCCTGGCGTATGAAAACCGGGGTCCTATTTCGACACTTTATTGGGTGGCCAAACGATGATGGGTTATTTTAATGCTTCTTGAAATGGCCGCTTGTTCAGCGGCTTACTCCACCATAAAGCAATTCGTGGGCAGTGGACGGGAATTGATAGACTGTTCAGCGGCCGTTATTTCATATTTTGACAATAAAAGCGCCCTGGCAAAAAGGGTCGAAAATTCTACGGGTCCAAAAAATGAACTAGAAGAATTTTTGGCACTAGAAAAAATCAAAGCGCAAGAAGCAGAATTAAAAACATTTATGATTTATTGCGGCCGGGGTGGTATGTGGAACGATTGGCAAGCATTCCAAGCGCGAGCCGCCAGGGCGAGAAAAGAAGCAATAAAAGAACAAGCGCGAGAAAATTATCGACGCAAAGAACAGTTAAACGAAAATATTAATTTAGGCATCAAAGTGATGGGTATTTTGTTAATTATTATGGCGTCATTATTCGGCGTCGCTTTATATTTGAGGCCCTAAAAAATGGAAAACAGACAGCCACTATCCGACGATGAAATCGAACGAATTGCATCCAGGGCAAGTGAGATTGCATACGCCAGGTTTTATCAAAAGGTGGGCGAAAGTGTAGTTCGTCGAGGTCTTTTTATCCTGGGCGCAGGAGCGGCCGCAATCTGGTTTTATTTGAATGGAGATGTTTAAAATGACAATGATTATCGAAATGTTGCGAAAGCATGAAGGTGTCGAAACGCACGCGTATAAATGCACGGCCGAAAAGATCACCATAGGAGTGGGGCGCAATATTGACCCGGCCGGTGGCATTGGTTTATCCGATTCTGAAATTGATTTTTTATTGTCCAACGATGTTGCCAGGGTCAATAAAGAATTAATTATTACTTTTCCCTGGTTCGCAGAATTGGACGAAGTGCGAAAAGATGCCATGATTAATATCTGTTTCCAACTAGGATTGCCCCGGTTAAAGAAATTTAAAATGAGCCTGGCGCATATGAAAAATGGTGATTATGATTTGGCCGCCGATGAATTTTTGATGAGCAATTGGGCAAACCAAACACCAGCCAGGGCGAAAGATATTGCAGGCATGATTCGATCAGGAGATTATTAAATGTTTGGA